TCTACTGGATGTTAATGATAAACAACACGAAGAGATAATCAGATATCATAACGAGTCTAAGAAGTTAAAAAATAGTTTGCACGAAGTTAACCGTAGACTTGATAAGGCACTACATAAAGCTAAAGATAGAGATATTCTTAGAGACCGACTTGATGTAGCTACTGCTCTTTATGAGTATAGAAAAAATCAAAATATGTTAGATAGATTAACCTCTGACATACTTATTGATATATAAGGAGTTGATATGTTATTATATAGTGATTGGTACGATAAAATAGGTATAGAAAAAAGAGAGGAGTTATTGTTATTCATAAGTAAAACTCCTAAATGGTTTGATAAATATATCAAAAACGGGTTAAGTATACTTAACCTAGAAGAATATGCAGAGAGTATTATGGAAAAAGAGTACACTTTATATTTAACAACTGAAATAGAAAAGGAAGAGAAATGTCAATAGAAATATTTTATACTATATTATTAGTGTTATTTGTTTATGGAGCTACTAGAATAGCTATAAAGAAAAATGGAGGATATGGTTTATATATACCAATTATCATTACAGTTGTGTCTAGTATATATCTTTTTGAAGAGAAATTGCCTTTTTTACAAGATAGGTTAATATTAATTTCTATAGTAGTAGGATTAGCTTTATTATTTAGAAAGCTTATTAAACAAAAAGAAGTATACACACTAAGCAATTAAGCTTAGTGTGTATATACTAACAATTCTTATATGTTTGTTTTTTAATAATACGTCTTATAGTATCAGTACTAACATTATATTTATTAGCTAAATCAGTTAGACTTTCTTTAGATGATCTTATGTCTAATACTTGCTCACAAGATAAAGCTGATTTACCATCTTTTTTTGTGTAACCATTAGATACTTTACTAAGTTGTTCGATTTCTTTGTCTTTTTTAGATATAATCTTTAACAAACTATCAGCACATTCTTTTTTAACTTTATTAAGTTCAATAGTATGTTTATCTTTTAATTCTTTAATGACAGTTTCTAAGGATTTAACATCTTTCTTAAGTGTTTCGGTTTTACTAGATATTACTTTCTTACACGAGTCTTCAAGTTCTGTTATAAAATTATCTTTCTTACTAATATCATTATTAAGTTTTTCATTATCTTTTTTAATAATCTTAATTTCAGAAGATAATGAATCAATGATCTTAGATAATTCATCGTTTAATTCTTTCTTAGCTGTAACTTCTAAAGATAACTTTTTATTATCAGATACAAGTTTACTTAATTCACTTTTAAGTTTAACTATTTCAGAATCTTTACTTGATATTAGGGTAGATCCTTCAGCATAACCTGCTTTATACATACTCTCCATCTTATCTCTAGAATAAACTACACCAAAGAGTCTATTTATAAAACTCTCGCTCTTAACTTTGTTAATAGTTGCTTCAAAACCAATAACCATACTTTTCTCCTTAATAAAATAATTGTCATTGAATATACATATAGTATATAATATTTTAACCATATATTATTTATATAGAATAAATATAAAAAGGAGTTGTGATGTATAATGTTAGATTACCTGTTATTTATTATATAAAACATAATAAAGAAATGGATTATTATTATCTAGAACCTAGGCTAGATAAATATAAAATACCTGAAAAGTTATATGGTGATACTAGGAAAATCGCTATAAGAGTTTGGAATACATATGTACAAGATAAAAAATCTACAGGAATATTATTAACAGGACAACCAGGTACTGGTAAAAGTTTATTAGGAGAAGTTATAGCAAATATAGCATTAGATAATGGCATACCAGTTGTAGTAGTTAGTGAAATAGAAGTTAGTATAAATCTTATAAGTTTTATTTCTACTTTAACTGATACAGTGGTATTATTTGACGAGTTCTCTAAAAATGTAAAATACGATCTTCAAGAAGCAAGTTTAACTATGTTCTCCGATATGAATAATACAAGAAAATTATTCATTTTAACAGAAAATGAAATGAATACTGTGTCAGGATATATTAGAAACAGACCTGGTAGAATAAGATACCATATTGATTATAATAGAATAGATAAAAAAGTACTAATAGAATATTGTGAAGATAATGAAGTAGAAGAAGAATTTATAGCGCAGTTATTAGATAAATACGATAGATCTACAGTTTTTGCTTTTGATCACTTACAAGCTATAGTGAGCGAACATAAACGCTATCCTAGCGATACTATTAATGAACTTATCAATATATTAAATTTAGGTTTCTTAGAAAAATCTAAAGTATATAAATTAAGTTCTATAAACAATATTAAAAATAAAGAAGTAGTTGAATATTATCCTATAGAAATAGATGCTTCTAGATTTGATACTGGTATGAACTATTGGGTCAATTTAAAAAATGGTGGTAGTATAAAGCTTAGTAATAAGAATATTACTAACATTTCAAAAGATGAAATTACATTAGAAGTAAATGAATATCTAATTAAACTAAGAAAGGAAAAAATATGATGGAAAGAAAAATAGTTATAGTTAAAGATTTAAAAATGCATCCAGATCTTAAAGATATGGATATCTCTATTAAATCTGGTACTGTATTTGTTTATGATGATAAATCAGATAATATACCAGTACATGGAGCTAGCCCTAGCTTATCAGGTACAGTTTTTATTAACCCTAGTAAATTATTATCTTCTGGTATCGCTAAATATGTGTGTTAGGTATGTCCTAACATACTTAATTTTTTTGCTGATATAGTTTTAATAGTAATAAAAAAGAAAGGAAGTGTATGGATAGTAATATAGAAGAACTTAAACAAAAAAATAGAATATGATATAGAATATAATCATAATTTAAGAAAAAGTTTATCTCCTCATTGGGATCAGTATACCAATAAACCAAAGAGAAATAAAAGAAAGTGCAGAATATCTAAAGCTAGTATAAAAAGGAATAGAAATGGGTAAAGGTAATTTTATAGTAATAGAAGGATTAGATCTTAGTGGTAAAGACACACAGATAGATTTACTAAAAAGGTATTTAACTAAAACTAATGATAAAGTAGCTGTGGTTAGCAATGTTTCTACTAGTCCTATAGGTAAGACTATAAGAACAATATTATCTACGCCGGAATTATGTATTTCATCAAGACAGTTGGCTTGTATATTTATTTCTGAGTTATATATAGTAGCTAAAGATATAGAGAGATTATTATTAGAGGGTTTTACAGTTATATGTAGTAGATGGTTCTATAGTACATTAGCTTATGCTGGTAAAGAAAAAACAGTTTATGATTCTATTAAAGAAATGAGTAAAGTTTTTGTAGAACCTAATATTGTTATATTTTTAGATATAACACCAGAAATAGCACTTTCGAGATTAAAGTCAAGAGGAACTGAGAGTGATGTTTATGAAAATATACATGAATTAACTTCTGTTTATAACCTATATAAAACAGTTATAAAAGAATATAAAAATAAATTTATAGTAATAGACGCCAACCAACCTTTCGATAAGGTACATAAAGATATTATAACTACTTTGGAGATATAATATGTTATCTTTTATTGTAATTATACGAACTGATACAAATATTGGACCTTATTATTTTGTACTAGAAATGTCTGGTTACTCAATACCGGCATTTGAACAAAAAGAAGAATTAAAAGAATTCATAAACTATAATACTGTTTTTATATGCGATGAAGTAATTAGTGTTATATATAACGGTATGGTAGTTTGGGAATATGAGGAAAAGGAAAAAGATGACACTGGAAGATCTCTTAGTTAAGAATAATATGTTAACAGAGGATTTAGTTATTGAATTTAGTAATTGTAGTTCAATAGTAACAGTTTATGTAGCTGAAAATGAAATATTAATCTGTACACCGAACTTGACTATCATTTAGATATCGAAACACACGATGTGATAGAAGATGAAGATATAAAACAGATAGACGAGTTACTAAAAATTATAAAAAAGTTTATAAAGATATATCTTAAATACAGGAAGAGCAATGAATGATGTGTTTACTATAAAAATAAAAGATAACCATAGTTATTGGTACAATAATCTAGTAATAGAAAAAGATGGTGTTAGTTATGTAGTTGATAAAGATGAGTTAGGTATTATAGAACGTTATGAAATAACCCATCTTATAAATTCTTATAATACTTTTTTAACTTACAGTAAGAATATAATTGATGTAATATACCATAAACCTTTAAACTTATTATATCTAGAAGTTATCAACCATAATAATATATTAAAAAAGGTTGAGGATATGGAACATAGTGTTAATATGTTTGATGATGCTATAGATGAACTTAGAAAAGATATAACTAATAAAGTTATTAGTTATATTAACAATAATAAGATATTATTAGCAGAAGATACATTTAAAAGAAAGTTAAAAATACTATTAAGAGACATAATAAGATAGGAATATCTAGTTTAATTAATAATGTATAGTAGTAAGCTAATGCTTACTACTATACTATTTTTTTCTTTAATTTACTTATAAGTTCTAAGAAGTTAGACCAGTCATCTTTAGTACATTTTTGTCTAAATGATTTTTTATAATTACAATGAAACATAGTATGACAATCTTCGCATAAAGTAACACCATTATTAATATCATACCTACTTTCATGATGATAACTATAATCTTCTATATGATGTGCGTGCCTATTCTTTATAGTGTTACAAATAACACATCTGACATCTCTTCTTATAACAGATATTCTCCAAATGCGATACTCTTTAGTATTTCTAGCCATTTTGTAATCCTTAGTTTTATTCTCAGTTATACACTAGGATACTATGTATCCTAGTGTATATAATTTAATTGTTTCTTTCGTACATAATCTATTAGAGAATTATGGTCAGTTAACACAGTACCAGCTGATATACATTCTGACAGATATTGTTTAGTAAAAGTATCTTTATGCGGAATATAACAATTACTACAATCACAGTGTATTCTAACTACATTGTTTTCATCTGGATTTTCATAAAACAAATCTTTATATTTAGAATCTATTATACAAGTACTAACGACAAGTAATTTACCGACTGTTTTAGGGTTGTTATTTACTTTAAAATAAGGACACCCACAATAATAACAATTAAGTTTTTCTATATTATGACATTTGATATTGTCTTTATACAAAGGACAGAAAGCTGGTTCGTTCTTAATCATATTATCAAAATCAAAATATTCTACTATATCTTTTACTTCTTTAAGATTATTCTTTCTTATTATACTAGCTTTTTTAATAGCATGTTCTTTTTTCCATTCATCATAAGTCATTTTTTTATTATCCTAAATAAAGTTACTTTTTCTTTTTTTTTTATGTATTTCAAACCAGTTATAATTAATATTTACTACTTATAAATATTTCTTTATATTAGCTAGGTATTTACCTAGCTAATTACCCGCATCTACTATATCCACAGTCTCTACACAACATACAACCCTCCGAGAATATTAGAGTGCCTTGACATTTCTCACATCTCTCGTCTTGTACTATTTCTCCATCTTTAATATATTGCGATAGGAATCTTTTAATCTGAAATAAAAATGAGCCCACATATATATTATCCATACTATCTAATACATTAACAATGTTTTTTATAAGTACTCCGTGTCTTAACAATAGCGAGATAGTTCTAGTTAATTTAGTTACATTTGATTCATTTAATGATTTTTCGATCATTTTGTTTATATGTCTTTCTAAAATACCTTTGCGTTTAGCTAATAATATTAATCTTTCTATAGCATCATATGTAGTAGCTGTTTTTTCTTTATTATTAGTGTGACAAAATAAAGCGAACGGCGTTTCTGTATTAGGTAGATATACTACAGTTAAATACCATTTTTTATCTTCTGCTTTAAAAGTTACCATTCTTGCGGGAGCATCATCGATTAAAGGTACGTCAGTTACTTTAATATTTTCAATCACCTCTTCTTTAACATTTTTATTAAGTCTTACATCAACTATCTTTTGCGTTATATTTGTTATTTTAGAATTTACCATAATATCCTTCCTTAATAGCATCAAATAGATTGTTAACTTGATGTTCCTGACCATCATACATAACTTTATCATTGCCTTTTAATGTCACCGTAGTGCCATCTTCTAATATAAAATCGTATAATGTATTTTCTAAATCATTATCTTTAACTAAAACACCTTGGAATACCTCTGGATTAAATCTAAATGTAGTGCATCCTTTTAATCCTTTGTCATAAGCGTACATATATATGTTTTTAAAATCGTCAAAAGGCATGTTGGCAGGTACATTAATAGTTTTACTTATACTACTATCGCACCATTTTTGAGCGCTAGCTTGTATATCAACGTGAGCTTCGGGAGTAATATTATCAGTGGTACTAAACCATTCAGGAACTTCGTCGTTACCTGTTAAATGTTTATAAAGTAACATCTCGTATGAATATACTTTAACAGATTCTTTAGACTTCTTACCTGTTTGTATAACATTTCTAGTGTACTTGTGAGCAAATGTTGGTTCTATACCATTAGACGCATTGTTGTTAACGCTTAGTGAAATTGTACCAGTAGGAGCAATTGATGTAGCATGGGTGTACCTACAACCATATTTTAATGCTTCTTGATATAACTCTGGTTCAATATCCCATATTTGTTTTAGAAAATTAGACTCGGTCCACAGTATTTTATTACTAACGCCATTAGTGTAATCGTTAAATATAGGCGCACAACCTTTTTCTTTAGCTAATTCTATACCTGTTCTGTAACTTTCGATAGCCATCACTTTTTGTACTTCTTCTGTAAATTCTAAAGATTCTTTTGAACCGTAAGTTATACCTAATAATGATAATGCGCTACCTAACCCAAGGAATCCCATACCGTGTCTTCTTTTATACATGATCTCGTGTCTTTGCCCTTCTAACGGTAAACCATTAAACTCTACTACATTATCTAACATTCTACTAAATATACTAATAACTTCTTTATAACGTGTCCAATCGAACCTAGCCTCAGGTGTGAATGGATCAATAACGAACATAGCTAAATTTATAGAACCTAACAAACAGCTTCCTTCTGGTGGTAATGGTTGTTCACCACAAGGATTAGTAGCTCTAATTACTTCGCAGAAAGCATTATTATTCATTTTGTTTATTCTATCTATAAACAAGATACCAGGTTCGGCAAAATCGTATGTAGATAACATAATAGTATCCCATAAATACGTAGCTTTAACTATCTTATATACTTTACATAGAATTTTATTATCTTTAATAGTATACCCTTCTGAATTACAATAATCTTCTTCCCAGAATAAATCTTTCCATATTGTTTCGGAATCTTTTAATAAACCTAATTCTTTTTCTTTAGCCATAACAGGGAAAACTAATTTCCAATCTAAATCATTTTTAACAGCATGCATAAATTCATCATCTATTAATAAAGAAAGGTTAAACTGTCTAAGTGTACCATCGGCTCTTTTAGCGGTTATAAATTCTATTACATCTGGATGCCATACAGCGAAAGTACCCATCTGAGCACCTCTACGACCACCAGCTGACATAATTGTAAAACATGTAGCATCAAAAATATTCATAAATGATAATGGACCGCTAGTATTTGCACCTGAACCTGCAACATAACTAGCGCTCGGTCTAAGAGTGCTCCACTCGTACCCAATACCACAACCAGCTTTTAACGTTATACCTGCTTTTAAATTACTATCTAAAATGCTGTACATACTGTCAGCGATTATTTGGCTTACTGTACAATTAATTAATGAAACAGCCGGTTTATATTTTTCTGTACCGGCATTTGATAAGATACGACCAGCTGGTGTAGCTCCTGTTTTCATAATGTATAAAAACTTTTCTGTCCAATATTCTGGATCATTCTCATTACTAGCTAATGAAATAGCTGTTCTAAGATAAGTATCATCAACATCTTTATCTATAATATTTTGCATACTATCTCTTAATCGATACTTTTGATTCCATATTTCATACGATGTCGATTGTAAAGGTATTATATTCATTATTCTTCCTCTTTATTATATTCTTTAAAGCTATTATTAAAATGTTCTAGTCTTCTAACATAAACCGTGTCATTATCGTGTCATTATCTAGAGTTTTATATTCTACTAACTTAGTAACTACTCCATTAGATAACTCATAATCATTAACTATTTTAATTATTTCGTATATAACACCATCTTTATATTTATACTGTTTATTCACAATAGGTATATCGTTAATACCTGACATTCTAGCTCCTTAATTTTAATATGGTCATTATATTATTTAGATAAATCTTTTTTAGTATATAATAGTTTGAAATATAGTTAAACCTATATTATTTAAATAGAATAATAACAAGGATCTACTAAGAACATTAAAAAAACAATATAAAGAATATATTAAAAGAACAATATAAAGAATATAGATAAAGGAAATAACATGGGTAATATAAAATATTTAGTAATAGTAGAATCTCCTGCTAAAGCTAGAACGTTAACTAAATTCTTAAGTAATGATTATACTGTTAAATCTAGTTTTGGACATATTAGAGATCTACCTAAAAATAATTTAGGTTTTGATCCAGAAAATAAATTTAAACCAGAATATATAGTACCTCCAGATAAAAGAAAAATAGTTAATGAACTTAAGAAACTTATTAGTAAAGATACTGTTATTTATCTAGCTTCAGATGAAGATAGAGAAGGTGAATCTATATCTTGGCATTTAATAGATACATTAGGCTTACAGAACCATACTAAAAAGAGAATAGTTTTTCACGAGATAACTAAACCAGCTATATTATACGCTATAGAGCATCCACGTGAGTTAAACATGAATATGGTGGACGCGCAACAAGCTAGACGTATACTAGACAGAGCAGTAGGTTATAANCTATCTCCTTTACTATGGAAAAAAGTTAAGTTTGGTCTAAGTGCTGGTAGGGTACAGAGTGTTGCAGTTAGAATAGTAGTAGATAGAGAAAAAGAGATAGCGAAATTCATACCAGATGAGTTTTGGAAGATTAAATTAGATGTACTAACAGAACCTAGTTTTAAAGCAGAATTAAATAAAGTAGATGGCAAAGTTACTAAAATAACTAATAAACAAGACGCTGAGAATATTAAATATAATTGTGATAATAATGATTTTATATTAGACGAAATAGAAGAGAAAGAGAGTTTTAGAACACCTCCTCCTCCTTACACTACATCTACTCTACAACAAGATGCAAGTAGTAGGTTAGGTATGCCTCCTAAAGTTACTATGATGATAGCGCAAAAACTATATGAAGGTAATATAGACATACCAGGTCACACAGGCGGTATAATTACCTATATGAGAACCGATAGCTTGAATCTCTCTGATATAGCTCTTAATGACGCTAAGGATGTTATAAGGTCAGAGTATGGTAATGAATATGTTTTAAATACACCTAGAAGATATAATGCTAAAGGAAGTAAAGTAGCTGCTCAAGAAGCACATGAAGCTATAAGACCAGTTAATCTTAATTTAAAACCTAGCGATATTAAGAAGCACTTAGATCCTAAAGAATATAAACTATATTTACTTATTTGGCAACGTACTATCGCTACACAGATGGAACAAGCTAGATTAGCTAATACTACTTATAAAATATTAGGAGGAGATTCTAAACAATATGAATTTGTAGCTAAAGGAACTAGGATATTATCGCCAGGTTTTATGTTAGCATATACAGAAGGAACCGAAGATTCTGATAGTGTACTTGATAGTAAAGAGAAATTCTTACCTAAAGTAGAAAAGGGAACAGTTTTTAATAAAACTATACTAACTACTGAACAAAACTTTACTAAACCCCCTCCTAGATATACTGAAGCATCTCTAATTAAGAAAATGGAAACTGAAGGAATAGGAAGACCGTCAACTTATGCATCTACACTAGCAACTATTATAGCTAGAGAATATGTTGTTATTAATCCTGAAAAGAAATTAGTTCCGACTGTAATAGGAACAGTTGTTACTGATTACTTAATTCAAAACTTTCCTAATATAGTAGATTTAGCTTTTACTGCTAATATAGAGACAGAATTCGATAAGATAGCTAACGGCGAGATTATATGGAGTGATGTTATACGTAACTTCTATTTTGATTTTGTTAAAAATATCGAACTTAAAGAAGGAACTGATAGAGTACAATATTCTGAAACTAAGTTATTAGGTATAGATCCAGAATCTGGTAAAGATATATTTGTTAAGTCAGGACAACATGGGTTATATATCCAAGTAGGTATTAAAGAAGAAGGAAGTAAAGTTAAACCTAAAGTATTTCCAGTGCCTAAAGATTTAACTATTAACGAAATAACACTAGATGTAGGATTAGGACTTATTAAAATACCTAGAACACTAGGTGACTATAATAATTCTAAAGTTATAGTTAATATAGGTAGATTTGGTCCTTACATCCAAGTAGATAAAAAATATTATTCTATTCCGAATGATGATCCTTATTCTATATCTTTCACAAGAGCTATCGATATAATTAAAGAGAAAGATGATTTGGATAGTAAATCTTTAATATGGTCTAGCTATGATAACAAATTAGGTAAATTAGAGATAATAAATGGCAAATATGGTTTTTATCTTAGAAAAACTGATACTGATGGTAAAACTAAAACTAACTTTAAGATACCAAAAACATTTTCAGAACAGGAACTTAAAAATATTTCTTTAGATAAAGTCTTAGAGATTATTAATAGTTCTCCTAGTACTAAAGATAAAAAATTTAAGAAAAAATATAACTCTAAGTAGACGTTATCTACTTAGAGTTATGATATATCATTTTTAAAAAGGAACAATATGAATAATAGTATATTACACGATTGGGTTGTAGAATTAGATCTTAAAGATCAAGCACATTTAATACCGGTATTAAGAGGATGTGATATAGAGGACGATAAGTTGAAATTAGTTACTAAGATGCTTAGATTCTTAATAGGTAAAAACTTTATTAAAAAAAAACTAAATATTCGGATGATAATACTCTAAATATTAACAAATTCGTAGAAATCTTAGTTTATAGTAGATCAATAAGTAACCATTGGGTAGACTATATATTATTAGCTATTAAAATTGTAGCTGAAAAACATCCAGAACCTTATATAAGATATTACTATAATACTATTATTAAAGAATATACTAACATACCTATCCTAGAACCTTTTATATATAGATTATATAAAGAACGCGATGAGTTAATTGTTAAAATAACAAAACTGAAAACATGGATAGACAATAATGAAGTAGAAGTATACTCAGATCAAAGAGAACAACTTTTGTTAATGCAACGTTATTTGGAAATAGTTATTAAGAGATTAAAAGACTATTTTGATAAAAATAATTTAAAGTATGATAAGATAGGTAGGCATATTAGTTAACTATATCAGTAGTACATATGTACTACTGATATAGCATTTATTTTTTATCTCTAACAACATCAACTACTATTAATGCTAATATTTTTATAGCTAATATAGAACATATAAAAAAATACTTCCATGACTATACTCAGAAATCAAATTCTTCGTCTGATTTAATATCTAAAGGTTTATCATTAGAATATTTAAAGCCTATGTATTCACCATCTAAATTTATATTAGGAGGAATAGGCGCTTTATTAGGAAATGGTAACATAAAGTATTTTTTTTCTTCATCGATTATTTCAGGAAATCTTCTTTTACCTCTTTGGAATGTTAAATATGGTTTTCTAGCTATATATGCAATATGTTGGTGTATTTCTACATCTGGTACTTGATCTAATTGTTTAGTGCCCTCGTAATAACCTTTATTAGCTACTTCTTTAACCAAATCTTTAGCTGCTATACCATTTCTAAGAAGTTGTTTAGCTTCGGTACTAAGTTGATGCGGTGAAATAAATAGTATTCCTTTAGCAGATGTAAAGTTTCTAATTCTATTATAAAGATCTCTTATATCTGTACCCATAGGACCTGCTGTGTAACAACCAGTGGTTGGTAATTTACTTAAGTAATCATTTACTAGAATGTTTATTTCAAAACCATTAGCTTCATATTCTAATAATTTATTAAATAAGTGTTTATAAGTCCACTCAGAAGGATTTACTCTAAGTATTTTAATATGGTAACCTGTTCTAGATAATCTTTCTCTTATATACTGACTTACTTCTTTAGAGGTAATAGCTGATAAATCAGGAACAGTGTTATTTTCTGCAAAATACAAATATCTATATAAAAAGTTAGCTATAATTTCGGCATCGTCTTCATAGCTAATAAATACATTTAGAGGTTTTTTAGTAGGATCTTTTAATTTAGGTTTATTATACATACATAATTGTGCAAATAAGCTTTGTACAAATCCAGACTTATAGTTATGTTGCAACGCAGAGGTTATGACTGTTTCACCAGCTCTGAAACCACCACCTAACATATCATTAAGTTCTTTCCATCCAGTTTTAAATCTACCATCGTCATTGGATTGTTCTTTTACTTTATCCAATAAATTATTAAAAGATTCATCGTCGCTAATGTCTATCTCGTCTACAATACCAGGATCTTTTACTTTAGTACTTACACTAAGTGCTTCTAAACTAGTTATAAGTTTAGCAGTGAACTCTTGAATACTTTCGTCTATTCTACCGGTAGTAAGATGGTATGATGCTTTGTTAATAGTATTTATTATCTCTGTTTCTTTATAGTAATTATTAAGATGATTTCTTAGACTTATTATACTTCTTTTAATACCGGGAGCAGTTATTTCAGTGTTAATACTTTTATCTATAGTTTTTAATAAAACATCTTTATCTTTAAGTATTAATTCTAAACTTTGTAGTAAACTATGTTTATCATAGTTATCAGGATTATGAACCATATCCGATATAAGATTTTTAAGATCTTCTATTATTACACTATCACCACCAGATAAAGGTCTTTTCATATCTTTATACATATTAAGTATAGTTTTTACTAGATCTTTACTATTATCATTTGTGTTTTCTCCGAGTTCTTGTTCTCTGTGTAATAAAGTTATACATTTTATAAGTATATCTAATTTAGGAGTCATGTTTTATCCTTAATATTTTTTAGCAATAAAATATATAGTTAACAAAAAAATATTAACTTTTTAATTGATTAAATACCAAGGAGATTAGATGGATCCGTTTAATAAACATAAAAAAGTATCTGTAGTCTTTATACCAGATTATATAAAGAAAACTATGGAAGCTAGAGGTTTAACGTTGGAAATGTTAGATAAACACGTTGGAGAATATTCTGGTTATCATAATACAATGATAAATCTAGATAATATAAATAAATGGTTTAAAAATAATATGTCTAGTAATGATATAACTGACTTAGTACTAGCTAATGATATTTTCACTAACAATGTATTAAGAATTCATAATTTGTTATATAAAGCTAACAATGATAAAAATATAGGTACTCTTAGATATTTACAAGATGAATTACCTTCTCTTGTTGGTTATAATATTAAAGATACGAGTTATAAAGAGTTTATTTCTTTATATTGTAATCCAAATATAGATATTAACTCTATTATTATGAGTAGAACTAATAGTGAAGAAAATACAGTCTGGTCCACTGTAGTTACAGAACATACTATTTTCATAATTCTACATGAAGGGTTTACGAATTTTATAGTTTACAATATTAAGGAGTTTAGAGAAGTATTTACTTCTAGTTTAGTAGATTCAATTTTTAAAATGTTTGGAGAGGATACTGTTGTTAATAGCAGTATTTTTAAATCGTTTATTAGATTATAAATCATGTAGGAATATCATGTCTTGATATCCTTAGGTAAAGAACAAACCTTGCTTATGCTAAAGTTGTTATGGCTGTTCTAAACAAAAAATAAAACAATTAAGGAAAAAACATGAGTATGAAAAAACTTGTATACGAAATTATGACAGGTGTGAGAACTGAGATCCAAGACCAAGGTTTCAGAAATAGACCAGAAGTTGCACAATATGTATTGAGCCAAGAGAGTATGGATAGTGCTTCAAGAGAAGTAGCTGCTAATACACTTAGTTCTTTACATTCAACAATTGATGATACTATTAATATGGTATTAAGTAAAGAAGAATTTGAAAACGGTAACTTTACTAAAGCGCAATTTGCTGCTGCTAAAGCTATTGCTGCGTTAGCTATCGACCCAGCTAGAACAATTGGTGCTATGGGTAATCTTAAAGCTCCTGTAGTTACTGGCGCACACCAAACTATTTCTGTAGAATCATTAGGTGTTGAAGATGTTGTATTTGCTGACACACTTTCAACTGAAGCATTTGATGCTCAGTCTACTAATAATGCTATCTACTATTCAATTGCATATAACTTTGGTGCTGCTAGACAAGATGCATTCGGTGAAGCATTCTTCCCTACAGTAGTTATCGATCCTACTACTTCTGGATTTAGTATTGAAACTGAATTCACATCGTTAATGTCTGAATTTGATAGATCTATAACTGGTGCTGCTGATACTAAGAAATTTAATAAGATTCCTATTATCAAAGCTATTTACGATAACGATCTTTTCGGTAATGATAAAAATAAATTAGTTCCTGTTTACAGAACAGAAAGTGCGGCTATGTTTATAGCTACACAACAATTCGTAGATAAATCAGCTGGTACCGAGATTATTACAGCTCCATTGAAACTTGGTAAAACTGTTTCATTGTTAGGTATTTCGCAAACTGATGCTATGTTAGCTAAAGGTGTTATGGATAACACAGATGCTCTTGATAGAACTCTTAACTTAGATAAGTTATTCTTCTCTATTACAGGTTCTGTTGGTAATGACACTGTAACTGATATGTTTAAATATAGTGTTGCTGCATTCCCACACAGTAACTTTACATATAGTACACAAGATCACCATAAAGATCTAACATTAGCATTCAAAACTGAATCTATCGTTATCAATACATCATCTACAAAAACAGCTAAGGGTGCTGCTTCTGGTATTCTAGCTACACTTCCAGCTGACCATACAGTTATCATATCAGTTAGATTACATGGTGATGCTAATACTGCAACTGGTGATGTGTCTGTATTTGGTTCAGCTATTGAAGTCGTAGAAATTAGAGATGCGTCTGGTGATGTATTACCATCTACAAGTGCTGACTATGTTGCTATTAAAAGTGCATTCGACACTATTAAACTTGAAGGTTATACTTTAGAAGCATACAGAACTAACTCTAACTTAAGAACTAGAGGACAATTAGTCACTAACGATAGATTTAACCAAATCTATAACGTACCATTAAGAAGTGGTATTACAGTACTTATGCCAACTAATAATGCTACTGGAACAGATGGCGATGCTGCTAAGTTAACGTCTATGATTCAAGCTGCTGGTATCAAATCTTCTATCTACGCTGTTAAAACTTTGATAGAGTATTCTGAAATGTTACATAACGTAACTAACAACGGAGCTACTCCTAATGTTGATTTAATGGGTATTGGTAGACACCACGTTAATCCGTACTATAACGAAACTACAATTGACTTAGCTCAATATGTTGATTCTGTTAAATCTAATGAAAGAATCGCTGATATCAGAGCTGCTTTAGTTAACAAAATTAAAGACGAAGTTCTTAATATGTATGTTGAGTCTAACTATAGTGTTGCGTATGATGTACTAAGAGGAAACATTGGCGGTAAAGTTACAGTTATAATTGGTACTGATCCTAAGTTGAAACAATATATTTCAGGTGGTGAAAGTAAAATTGATCTAGGCGAAGATTTCGAAGCGGTTGTTGTTGCTACTCCTAACAAACTTGTTAAGGGTAAAGTATTCATAACATTCGGTATATTCGACGAGCAAAGAAACTCTACTCCGAATCCACTTAACTTTGGTGTATGCGCATGGGCTCCAACAATCTCTACTGATATTGTTAGAACTTCTAATGGCTCAGTTGTTAGAGAATTACAAACTAACCCAAGATTCTTACATGTAGTTAACTTACCTATCATTTCAGTTATGAACGTTGGTGACACTAATGAAGTACTTGGAAAAGTTACTAAAAATTACCACCAAGTGTGATTTTATATAGATATACACACTAGAGACATTTGTCTCTAGTGTGTTCTATATTTTTTTTAAACCTATATTATTAAATTAGATAGAAATATCTATATTTTAAAATATACAGGAGATAACAATGGCGACTAGAGCTATTAACGGACAGATTATTGGTAAACAAGGTGACTTTATTAAAGGTCAAGAACCTAAGGTATTATTTCTTATCGATTTAGATAACGAATTCGATACAGACAATTCATTTGAATTTATGGATAATCGTATTAAAGCTATTGAATTTAAAGCGCCCATAAACGATATCAATATACATAATGAAGGAGATGATGTTATTGTTTATATAGAAGATGATTTATCTTCTATTAAAGTATACAACGAAGATCAAGAAGTTGAAGTAGATATCACTTCTAATGATTTTAAATTGTTCTTCTTTAGTGTAGAATACACTGAAAGATTTAGAGATGAAGATAAAGTAAATTTGTTTAATCTACATATTCGTAATGAACAATGTAATGAAGATGGTGAACCATTTTATATACCTTCTTTTGAACAACCTAATATTATAGATACCTTAGAAGCTATTCTTACAGATACACGTAATCATGCTGTTACACAAGAGGATGGTGATCCTAAACACATAGAGTGTTTGAATAGACTATTAGATGTATTAAACGAATACAATTAAGTATAACACATACGAGATATCTCGTATGTGTTATTTTTTTTTTGCTGTTATCCGAACATTTTAACCATATATTATTAATATAGATATATCAAAAAGAAAATTCGAGGAGAAGTACATGTACATACCAATTATACCGATTGAAAACACAGTTTCATTCGTAAATGATCAAAGAGATAGAAATGATACTGTTTTTAATACTAGAAGTATTCATAGTAGATACGAAACAGATGCAATTATAACAAATGATAAAGATTATAATAAACCCGATAGAGCACAATTCATCTTTAGTACAATGGGAATAGGATTAAATGNTTTATACAGTAATAATATGGTAACACCTATTAGAACTAAATCAACATTAAATGGTTACCATATGTATGGTGAGATAGCTAAATACATAGAACATAAAAAACATATAGAAAATGGAGTATATATAGTAGATTATTATAATATATATAACGATGGAACAACTGAAATAGAATCTGTCATACAGTATTATTTAAATAGTTGCAATATAACATACGATATTGATGTTATTAATAACATTATAGAAAGAGTAAATACTAGAATAGGTAGAACTATGCCTACTGAAATAAAACTTCGTATTATCACATACATAGCAGAAGAAACAGTTAACGATTTAGGATATGTATATGTACCTACATCTGATTTAGTTATTTGTAAAGGAGTTATTGATAATAGAGTAGTTCATCCTAATTCTAAGCAATACAGAAGTAATAGAGAAACTTTTACACAAAATAATAAGAATCATATTATTATAGATATTGTAGATAATGAGAGTAGTAACCCGTATTTCATTAGGATAGGTAACGATACACTAAGATTGTATCCTAGTAGAGACGATAGTAGAGTAAGTGGTGGTAGAATAACTATTAATAAAAATAATACACACATATCAACAACCGAATGCAAACTGCATGAAATAGAATCTGTTTTAGGAATATATAAAACAAGAGAGGAAGCTATTACTAAAGGTGATATAGGTAAACTTAACGAACTATCTAAACTTAAGTTAGATAAAGAAAAGATAACTTTAGATTATGATAAGATAAGACACGAGAAAGAAAAATTATTGGAAGAAAGGAATTTCTATAAAGAGAAGTACGAGCACGAACTTAAATTACAAGAACATAAATTTAAATTGTCAGAATTAGATATAGCGAAAAAATATATTGATCATGAGTTAGCTTATAATAAATCTAGTTTAGAACTTAAAACTATATATGTTAAACATAAAATAGACACATATACAGCTATTAGAAAGCTTAATATGGAAATGACTAAATCAGAAACTGACTTACTTTCAAAAGTAATTTCGTTTGTATCAAGTACTATAAAATCACTATCTTAAGGAGTAATCATGAATGATGTATTAAAAAGAACTATAGAAGAAAATTGTCCTAAGTTCAATAAGAATGTAGTAGAGGGAACTGCTAAGTATGTTCTTAAAGCTATACCTGAGTTTCTCGACGATATTATTAAATCGTCAATACGTTCTCTATCACCTAGTATAAACTTAACATATGAAGGTTATAGGAGATTAACTCCTAAAGAAGAATTCAATCGTATGATAGTTAATGATATTAATAAAACAACTTATGATCTAGCGGTTTCTGATCTATATATGGTAGAATATATTTTTAAATACAATAATGAAATCATAAGAAGACCATTATACCTACCATTTACGAATGATGGTAATATAATACAAATAAGTAACACTAAATATTCAATTGTTCCGGTGTTATCAGATACTGTTATAAGTCCGTCCTATAATGAAGTATTTGTAAGATTATTAAAAGATAAGCTTACTTTCAAAAGTACTACTAGGAATTTTATTATTAACGGAGAGAAACAACCTGGTCAGATAGTTTATACTAGAATAGTAAAAACTTCTATTATGAATCTTAGTGATAACATAGGTAAACCATTGACGGCTGTTTCGTTATACCTATTAGGAGAATATGGCTTTAAAGAAACTATGAAAAGATATTGTAAGACTGATAAGTATGTTATAACTAATCAAGATACGACTAATCTAAAAGCTGAATACAATATATTCGAATCAACTAGAATAAAACCTAGATCTTTAAAAGAGTATGGATATATTGGTCACGAAGTTAAAATTTGTTTACATAAGTCTATAGAGATAACACCGTTCTTAGAAAATTTTATATTTGGTATTATCTACACTCTGGACATTTTACCAGAACATGCCGATGATATGATAACAGTTTCTAATACGGATAACATTGAAGAAGAGAGATTATATTGGCGAATTATGCTAGGTAGAATTACATATAAGAATTCATTTAGTATAGATAGAATAGTAGATGATATGAATGAACACTTTGATACTTTACAAGGTTATCTAGATAACCTTATTAAGACTAAACTAATAGAAAATGGTATACATGTTAATAACTTTTTTGATTTACTAGTTAATATACTAGATAACTATAATATTTGGTTAATAAATAGCAAAGAATATAATAGTGATATTAATAATAGGTATATAGACATATTATATTATATTATGTACGATATTATAGTTGGTTTTAATAAAGTAATACTTAACATAAATAAAAGAGCTGGAAAGAAAGCTAATTTATCTCAAAAAGAGATAGTTAAAATATTTACAAATGAATTATCTCCTAGGAAGATATTTACACTTGTAAAAAGTCAATCTCAAAATCTAGCTCTTATGTTATGTGACAGTTCTACCGATATAAAATATCCTAAAGTTACAGCTTTACTAGAAGATCAGTCGAGAGGAAATGGTGTGAAAAGAGGATCAAAAACTCAGTTTCCAGAATCTACTAAAACTTTAAAAGGACATGATTTATATCTAGGATCATTGTTGTTCTTAACTAAAACTGCTCCTAGTCCTAGGTTTAGAGCTAATCCGTATATGAACTACGATGTTAATTCTGGTAGATTAATAATACCTAAAGATATAGAAAGATCTATTGAAAAATTAGACATTATGTTAAGAGGTAGAATGGAAAATGCTAAAATAGAAACTTTTGAAGTAGAAGATGTAGAATGAGTTCTATATAGTTTTAAACATATATTATTAAAATAAGCTAGAACTCTAGCTTATATTTTTTGCAAAAGATATAAAGGAGATACAATGTATCAACAATTGCCAAATGTAACTGGACTGCAGCAACAGTTACAAAGTTTAAAGACACAGTTGATCTATACGCAAGGTAATCCTACTGCGCAATATCAGATCCAACAGCAAATAGCATTATTAGAAAATGAATTAAGAAATGCTATGGCTATGAATCAACAGTATGGTAGTTATCAACAACAACCGCAACCTATGTATGGCCAACAACAGTATCGGCCTAACCCATATCAGCAACAACCTCAGTTTCAACAACACCAACCAAGTTTCGCAATGCCTTATCAACAACCTATTCAACCAGACGCAGTTTCGACCACTATGGCTGAAAATAGTAGATACGGAAATAGAAATGACGAACATCTTTCTAGATATGCTGTACAACCACCATTACATACTAAGCCAGATGAAGTAGTGGTAAAACAACAAATTAATCATATACCTTTAGAAGGTAATGAGTTTCCATTGCTGTTAGCAGACGGGTTGACCGCTAATAAAACTTATTTAGGAGACTATTTTAAATATGTTGTTGAAGGTAATCAGAATTTTAGTTATTCTACTATATCTGTTAAAGATGACAGTGATATAGCTGTATTAAAAGATACTAAAGAAAGATTATACTATTTATCTAAAGTTAATGAAAACGCTACAGTATTTGGAACAGTAAAAGATAGTTTAATTAGTATAGACCTAACTAACGATACTTTGAATAAAATAACTAGTTCGTTTAAAGAAGATTTAACTTACGACTCAGTTGTTAAACTTTTAGGTGTTTTAAAAGGTACTTCTTTTGGTAAACTATTAGATATACATTTAACTAATAGACTTAATAATTTAATTAAGTTCTACGTTAACGAAACTATTAACGTAGATTCGGTACAAGAAGACCTTGTAGAATTTGTGGATGAATACATTCCTACATTAACTAGTGTTAATAGTAGAAAGAAATTTAAAGACACTGTTAATATGTTATTACAGTATATTAAGCATTGTCAAATTACAGTTAATAAACTAGATGATAAATACAGTAGTGTCACTCTTACTGAAGTATATGATACAGTATATCTTACTAATAAAGTTGTAGAAGATATAGTTATTAATATTTCTGAAGAAAATGTGTTAACTATTACACAGGAATCTCACGAGTACCTATATGACATGTTAGATAAACTATACGAAAGTTCTGCATTCTTTAAAGATACAAAAGTAGCTAAACTGTCATATAGAAAATCTAATGGTGAAATAGTATATCATACAGTTTATAAAACAACATATAATACTTACATACTTACAGGAGAATAAAATGGTTAAGATAGAAGATCTTCCTTTAATAGAAGATAATTTAAAATACGACTGGGTTTACAGAATGGCTAAAATTAATTCATCTACTGTTCATAGTGAAATAATAGATGTTATTAAGTTATACGGAATCGGTGATGTTACTGAATATAATATGTTCTTCAATATTCTTAAAGAACATAAATGTTTAATTAGTTTAGCAGATTTAANTACTAAGTTAACTAATAAAGACGCGGTTAGTTGTATAGACGATTTTCTAACTACAGAAATTAATTCTATACTTTATCATAACTGCGGGTCTACTATAACAATAGATAGTTATATTGAAGATATAGGTGATTTAATAGAACTTAGTAAAACGCAACAACATATCTCTGGTTCTTTAGAGTATTGTTTAGATATATTTTCTAGTAAAATAGTTAAGATGCTCGATACACATATAAAATTTGAACAGCATCTTTATGAAATTGCTAAAGATAATACTATAAATTTAGATAAAGAATATAACATGTTATGCATTCCTATTATGAATACTGAAACAGTTATATATGTTAACGATATAACAACTAGAGCAAAGTTAGGAAAACTACTAGATAACAATGTTTGTTATGTTACAGTTGAGGAAGATCATCTTTATAATCTATTTACTCAAGTACTTAATGAATCACCTAGTTTCAATAGTAGTAAAAAAGCTATATTATACTTACCTACTAAGTATTGTAATAAGACTGGTTATAACATCTATAAAACCTTTCGCGAAGAGTTTAAAATAGTAAAGATATAGTAAGGGGTATCCCTTACTATATCTATTATTTTTTTTTAATTTTCTTCTAATACGTTTCCGTCAGTTGGTTCTTCTTCAAGATCTTCACTTTTAGTTTCGTCATTATTATTTTCTTCATTTGTATCTTTGGTATCATCAGCAGCTTCTTCATCTTCGTATTCTCCTTCCTCTATCTTTTGTAATTTTTCATCTGTCTTAGTTTTAGTTTTCTTTATTTGTTTAAGAAACGGTAAAAGAGTAGATGTTAAGTTAGCTATATACATATTGTATTCTTCTAATATATCAAATATAGGTTTACCATTATCATCTAGTGTCATAAATTCACTTATCTGGTAAGTAATTATTATCGTTCATCCATTTCTTAACAAGTATAGTCTTCATAACAGCTTTTATACTATCAAGTTTACCAGTTATCTCTCCTGCTAATTCATCCGGTATAGCATCTGTACTTAATATAAGCTCTAAATAGTCCTCTAGAACAGCTTTATATGTTTCAAAGGCATCTTTCATAGCTTGAGCCTCATTAAGCTCAGGAGTAGGTAGATATACGTCTATTTCATCATAGTATTTTCTAACTACATATTCTATAAGATCATCATCTTTAATTTTATCAAAATCTATGTTCTGTTCATCATTACCTTGATTCTTTATAGTTCTTTTTATTTCAGCTATATTATTAGTAACAACTTCAGTTATCTTTTCAATAAGTACATTATCATTAGTTATAAGTTTTCTAACGTGTTCGGCTATTTGTGGATTAAATATATTCTGTGTTTGTGATACTCGTTTTGCTAATAATAAGTTTTTAGCTACCACAGTAGTAGCGAAATCACTATTGTAACCAGCTTGAACTATTTCAGGAGTTAATCCAAATGACATAATAATATATTCTTGTATAGATTTATCTAGTTCATCGTCTGGTATAACTTTACTAGTATTTGTATCGCTGGTAGTTATTTCCATTTCTGGTAAACTAGGATGTTTGAAATTATATTTAAATCCTACTTTATGCGACCAGTCTACTAAATCTTCTACTTTAGTAACACCTAGTGGTAATTGTGTTTGTCTCGTTTTTAAGGACTCTGATATAATCATTTCCATTGTCTTCTCTGGATCTATATCATTGTCATCTAGAGTAGCAGATACTTCTGTGGTAGTTACAGAGTTTTTAACTGTGGCCATAAGTTTACTAAATAATAATATAGATCTTATACTAAATAATAGTGATACTTTTTCTATTAAACTTTTACCTGTTCCATTCTCTCTGTAATCAAAAGCATAATAGGCTACTAGTTCCGATGGTAAAAATAATAGTTTTGTTTTTTGAGATTTGAGAGCTCTTACTAGCATAACTCTATATACATCAGCATTATCTTTAATAGTAACTAAATCTCCAAACATACCATCTTTTAATTTCTTTTTTAACATATCTTCTACTAATTGAGAATAGATACTTTCTAGATTATCTATTTTAGCATCTTTTTTAGTAATGCCAACTAATGCTTCTTTAGCTTTATTTATTATATTTAATTTAGTATCTGATTCAGAATTAACTAGATTTCTTATGTCATTACTAGTTGCTCGTATTTCACTTCCTGAATCAATAGGAGCTCCGTTTATATCTAATAGAACAAAATACCCTAAATGTTTAGTAGGATCATTTACTACATGTACAGGTATAACAGATTCAACTGGTAGTTTAAAAACTAGTGGTTTACCAAATGATTTACGACTAGCATCATCTTTAGTAGCAATCTTTACAAAATCAGCTTGCTTCATATTGTAACCATTTTTGAAAATATTATCTAAGGCATCTTCTGTACTTAATTTCTTTCTACCGTATATTTTATCTTTAACGACATCTTTGGTTTTATTAAGTATTAAATTACTTGTATTAAGAACTGTTGGATTATCGGTTACTGAGAATCCTAAATCATCTGGGGTAACTTCTATCTTTTTTATTTCTTTACTTTTAGTAAAATGTTTAAGATCAGTTTTAATAGCAAAATGTTCGCTGCTTATAGTTATTTTAGAATTGCTATCATCTCCCAAAAAGTTATATTTAGGAACTATGTGTTTATCTATAAAACTTTCTAAAGATACTTGTCCGTTGTTATTATATTGATTTATAACATCGTCTAACGATGCTTCCGGTATAATAGCTTCTATATACGCACCTTTAGTAAATAAAGCTTCTCTAAGTATATTTGTAAGTTTATCTTCTAAACCGTAATTAACTTTTATATGTTTCTTAATAGTCTCTATTAAAATCTGTTTTATGTCAGAAGGTATTTTAATATCAGGCGAATCATATATCAAAGAGACTGTTAACATATCATTAGGAGATATAATCGAAGATGTCAATATTTGCATACTTAATTCAACATCTGGAAATAATTGTACTATATTTTCATTATTTCTAATTCTATCTCTAGTTGACATAGAAACGTTAGGTATGTTAGAAGTTAACGGATTAACTTTACGTGTTTCTTTATCAGTGTTCATTTTACTGATGATGGAAGCATTAATCGGTTGTTCTCTAACAATCGTAGGTATTTTTGGTAGTATCTTATTTTCTGCCATTTAAAGCTCCTGTTTTATTTTTAAAGGAATATTATGTATACTATTGAAAAATATGTAAAAAATACTCTTATATTCACTAATAGCCTAGTAATAAAATTATTAGACACAGCGTTAGCAATGAATAAAGGTATAATAAAAAATTATGGTATACCTATACCAACAGACAAACGAGAGTGGAAGTACTTTATGAATATTTCTGGTAAGAAACATTTTACCAATAGTGATGTTAAAGTAACTGTCATTGAATTAAACGCCAAAGAAAGCTTATCTTTAGAATTGCTAGAAAAATATCCATATACTAAAAAAGAATTATTAAAAAATGAAAGCTTCTATAACGATTTAGTAAATGAATTTCCTAATGATGTTTTATTTATAAAAGGATGTTTATATCCTGTCGATATAGAAAAAGCGGTATCTTCAAAAGATGGCACTATATTAAATTACAACATAAACTTTGTAGAAGAGAATGAATATAAACTTATAGAAGAGTTAGAACTATATATAAAAAACTTCCTACAAAGATGGCATGTTAATTCGTATACATTAACGGACGAACTTTATTTACCCGCTATGCTAACTATGCTATACAGTAGTTTGCCTAATAAAGTAATGAACATTAGATTAGATAAAATATATACCAATGAAGTTCATAGTTTTCATTTAGAACATTTCTTTAGAAGTAATATGAATATTTGGGAAGATATACAAGTTCTTAAGAAAAACACTATATATTGGTTATATAAAAATTTAAAATACTTAATGAAACATGTAGGTAAAGAAGAGACTTTTAAAATAATACTTACTAAGATATTCGAAGAAAATAATATAGGCATAGGAGAATATTTATTAAGAGTACCTAATAGTACACTTGTTAATGAATTGGACTTAACTAAATCTAGCTTTAATAAACGTGATGTTTTAGCTACGACATCTCCGCTTAACAATAGATATATTCTAGATAAAGATGATGAATTACCTATAGAAACTTTAGTTAATTTGGAATTAAATACATTAGATCAGTTGTCCGTAGAAAGCGTTATAGATAAAAATACATATATTATTAATAATGTAAATAATAAATTAGAATTTCTTACTATGGATAAACAGAAAACTAAAGTACTCGATATAAATACTAATAAACTATTTAAAAGAAATGGATTAGATCTATTTAAAGTTATTTTAGATCATTGGATATATCTAGTTAAAAATAACCAATACGAATCTCTTGTAGATTACACAGATCCTAATACTGGTAGTAATAGTAATATCGATAATAATAAAATAGAACCTATTATAAATTTTATAGAACCTAATACTAATCAAAATTTTACAGTAACTCCTAGAGTTGGTTTACTTATGTTAATTAAAATAATGCTTAAGATAACAGGTAATGAAAATAAGAAGTTGACTAAAATAAATTATGACACAGTTTTAACTAGTAATGTAACTAGAATAGATTATATTTGTGGTAAATTATATCAGGATGGTTACACTTCTAAACTATTACCTATTATAAAAGATAAATATCCTAGTAATTTATACTATATAAAAAATCCTGAAGAGTTTAGTGCGTATATAACAAAAATTATATACTATTATACTTATATATGGACATTAGACTCTAATTCAGAAAATGCTATAGTATCTGCTAATATAAAACAGTTATTTAGTAATCTGCTAGAGAAGGATAGTTATATTCTTACCGAAATAGAAGATGGTTTAACCATAGATGAACTTCTAGCTGCTGAAAATGTAGTATACGATATAACTAATAACTTTGATTTAAAATTATCTATAACGGGTATTATTAAAACGTTTACTAATATAACTGTTGATGAGTATGATATTATAAAAGATACTATGAAAAGTTTTACAAATATACTTAATAAACTTACTTCATATACTACACAAGTAGTATATGCTATAGACAATGAATCTGTAATAAGTCTATTCTATAATAATACTAATAATATAAGAACTAAAAATGGTCTTATAAGTATTTTAGAATCTACATTAACCCCTCTAGAGTTAAATAAGTTAAGAGTACAAGCTGTTGCTAACGATTTTAGAGACAGAATACTAACTTTTAATATAGAAGAAGTAAATACTCCTTTAGCTACATGTATTGAACCTATAGATGGGCAAATAGAAATATATCCCAATACTAATATTATATCTACTAACCCATTAACTTCTGTTAATTTAAATAACAGTTTTATATACGATATAAAAGAATGCGAGTTTATAGATATATTTTTGTTAGGAATAAACGCCGAGATAGTCAATACTATAAATAATAATATACTAAGATATAACACTTTGTATATCGAGAATACTAATGAAATAGAAGCTAATAATGTAGATAAAGATACATATGTTAGTGAAGTAGATGTTAACGCTAGGGGTATTGTAGAAATAAAAGAACAGAATAATGATATAGTAGTAGATATACCAGAACCTATTATAACAGTCGAAATAAAATAACACTATAGTAACCATATGGTTACTATAGTGTATTTCTTATATGCATTGAGTTTAAATATGCCTTTAGAGATTTAGTAGACACTACTCCTGTGCTATATTGTTCTATATCTTGTTGTGTAGCCATACCTTGTTTATATAACATAGCAGTCATAGCATTAGTGGAACCTAGGTCACCACCTCTTATCTTCATAAGTTCCTTAACTGAATCTTTTAAACCCAGTCCAATAAGTATTTGTAATTCAGGTAGAGTTAATTTACTAGATTTAGACTCTCCGGTTACTTGTCCACTTAAAGTATCTATCTTTTTATCACTTTCTGGAATCGATATCTTCTTAGATAGTAACTGAGCCGCTCTTTTAATAGGTAATTTATATACTAAATACTTATTAGGAGTTATATAATCAGGGATATCTGGATCTCCAGTAACTTTAATACGTTGAAAGAATTCATATCCTATTTCTTTAGCTACTTTAAAATTATTTTCTACACTCACTTTAGTATTTTTATAACCATTTGGAACTATTATAGATAAAGTTATTTGTTTATCTTTAAGTTTATGCATAAATTCATCAAAATCTTTATCAGACATTGATTTAAATAAATCTTTGTAAAGGTTTATATTCTCTTCACCGGTTACTATTTTACCTATATATTTTAATATATACTCTTCTACTTGTTTTCTTTTTGACATAAGTTTCCTTTAGACTATAGAGATAAATATCTCTATAGTTAAAATCTCATATTGAATAGAAGTTTAGCATCTCCAGTTGAAATATTATTAACATACTTTATACCAAAATTTTCAAATGAATACTGATGTAACAAATAAACTGGTAGTTTAGTATTATTAACAAATAGTTCTAAAACTGTACCTAATTCTATCAGCATAGATGGTTGAGTTTCGCCATAATAAATAGAATTAACCGTATCTAGTTTATTTATAATATTATTATTTCTAGTTGTATTACCTTTAATAGAATCTGGCAATAATACTAATCTAGATTTAGCTGTAGTTATATTACTTTTAGTTTCTGGTAATTGTACAACTGATTCTTCTTGTAATGTGAGTAATTGATCAGGATGTCTTTGTTTAATATTTTCACCCGAACCAATTCTGTACCCGTTAACTTCATAAACACCATTAGCATCTAATAAATCGTAAAATCTAGTATCCGGAATAATAATAATATCCTGATATTTTCTATCGTAATAAAACATAATTTTATTTTTAGTTAACAAGCTCTTAAGAGTAGTTATATAAATAAATCTATCTTTAGTAGTTTCGTTTAGGAAATCTTCATCTACTAAGAAATTCTTTAAATCCGTTAATAGTATATACGGAACTGTAGCTTCTTCTTTAATAGTTATATCACTAAGCGTGATATCATCGGTAACTATAATAGGTAGAGTTCCATGTATAGTTATTTGTAATTTTTTCTTTGTGGCATTTTTATCTTCTGCATTGTCGGCTAAGTAAGCCGATCTCATATTTCTAGTATCGTTCATAGTTAATCCTTTATAATTTAATCAACTAATTTGAATTCGCTATTACAAATACATTATTAGACTTTAAGAAAGGAATGATTATTTTATTAAATAATTTAAACCAATCTTCTATAAATCCATCCGGTATTAACATGAGTAAAATATCGTTAACTTGAACATCTTTTTTAGCTCTAAATCTTAAAAGTAAGTTAGTAAAATATCTATTTATAATTACTCTCTGTGCATTTGTACCGAGAGTTGATATTGTTTTTATCATAGGATCACTGTAAAACATATCAGCTTCTTTTGTTCCTATAAAATCCTGTATGTGCTTACCTACTAAAAATACCATATCCATATCATCTGGTTTTCTAGGTTGTTTAAATTCTTCTATTTTATTTGTATCAACTTTCATTTTCATTCCTCATCTTCTTTTTCGTATTCTAATGTGTTATAATTATCAACTCTGCAATCACAACTAATTATAACATAATCACTTTCCTTAAGTTTATCACAACTATTAACGTGCATCATAGCGGACACCGCGGCCTCTCTTTTAGAGGTAGCCATACAACTATGATTATATAGTTTACCATCTGAATTTTCTAATGTAACGTTATATACATTTAAACACATTTATTATCCTTTATATTTATTTTTTAATGTTTTATCTTCGTTTAGAAAATAAGGAAAATATTTATTTTTTCTCATTTTCAATAGATCAATAGTACTTAAAAAAGGTACTTTATTATCATATTGATTTATAGTCCAATATCCTCTTGTATTTAATAATATATTCCAGTCATAACCAAGTTTTTTAATATCCTCATATAGTTCTTTAGGTGTGCAAAGTAAATCTTCATTAGCTAGTTGAGCATGAAATATATGTGTCTGTAATAATTCTGCTGTTATATTAACAGCTCTTCTTAATTTGTTATCTTCTTTTAATTTACTTCTAACAGTTGTCCTACTTAAACTAACTTCAGGATATAAATCTAGACTGTAATGCACATTATTACCATCTATTCCGTATTTACCATTTTCTTTTATATAATGAAATTCAGTTAACGAGGGTAACACACCTTCTGTTTGTGAAACAACTACTTCAATTGTATAACCACTTGGTCCATTCTTACTTCTCAATTGTGTTAATTTAACAGTATTTAATTCTGTTTCATGTTTATCATCTTTACTACTAGGATATTCTGGTAGTTTAGTTGTCTGGTTTTTTAATAAACTTGCTGTGTGGGCAAACCATGCGTTATTCAATAGGAAAAAGAACTTAGTACTAACTCCTTTAATAGCATCGCCTTGTTTTAAATATTGTAGCTTTCTAGTAGGTTGTTGATAAACAGCTGGGCCAGTCGCCATGTTTATATTCTCTCCGATATGAGCTGTTAATAGAAAGAACGTATTACTCATATTAGATATTCTAGGTAATGTGGATAAAAATTTAGTTTTAAATAACCCTTGTTTCATAGCGAAAGTATTTGTATCTGAACTATCTAGATCATTAGATAACATATCCATTGTGCTACCTGCTTCAAATTCTGATAAACTGTCTATTTCTACAAATGTAGGTATATGAGCTTCTAATTCTTTTTTACTATAAGGATCTGTAAATGCTTGGTATATACATTTAGACTTTTTATCTTTAGATTTAGCTTCAGCGTATTTATTTATATCAACAGCCCATTCATTAGCCGGTTTAATTGTTTTATCAGTGATAGACCAAATAGCATCATCGCCGGTTATAGGTTCTGATGGTAATGAAGGAAATCTGTTAGCTAACGAAGTTAAACGATCCAAAGATATGTTAACTTCTGTATCGTATGTAGTCATAGCTGTTTCTGTAGATTCTGCTATCCTAGCTGCAGCTGCTAACATCATATAGTGCAATATTGTACTCTTATAGTTGTTACCAGCTCCTACTATACCAGTAACTTGACCTAGCCCACCATTGTATATAGTTTCACCTTTTCTACCAGTTACTAAGCTAGCTGTAGGAACATCAAATAACGCTCCTATATTTATTAATATTTTGGGTGTGGTTTTATTATCGAATCCAAATTTTAACATATTATTTCCTTAATTAATTTATTNTCCTATCTAAGAATAATGTTAATAAAAAATATTCAACATATATATTATCAACGATTTACTGATATTATAGTAATAAAGGAATAACCATGAAGAATGTGATAAAAGACAACAATGATGTTATCAAATCTATACCTAATTTAGTAGAACGAGCTAATATGTTATCTACTGAAGATTTTGATACCTTTGTTAAAAACATATCATCTTTTTTTACTAATAAAATACACTCTATTTCTGAAGTATTCAGCACTAATTCTAAAAGAACTAGTGAGATCTCCGAAAAAGATTTAAATGTATTTGTAAAAGAATTAGTTAACTTAAAGAAAGATATGGAATGGGTAATAAACAACGTTAAATATAACGAAGTAAGCTATGTCAAAATACCAATTATGTTAGGTAGTAAGACCAACTTAGTAGAGACTTTACATATACTTAAAGTACTTATGGATAGTATAAATAAAAATTTAGATTCTTCGTTAGAATATACTGATACTTTTGTTTCTAAAGTACTTACAGATAAGAATTTTAGATTATCTACTAGACCTATTAAACGAAATAAAGAGAAAGACGAATTAATAGAAATGTTTTATAAATCTCTTAATAATCTAATAGATGAAAATGGTACAACTGATAATAAAAAAGTTTCAGAATTACTTCCTAATATATCATCTTTAGAATTAGTATATCATGATATTATTAATATAGCTAAAGGTACTTCTATTACAGATATAAGAAGTATAGAAAATAAACTTACTAAAATAAGTGAAAAAACTAATGAACTATATAATCTTTTATCAGAAAATAAAGACACTGAAATAAGTAGAGTAGTTATAAATGAATTAGCTTATGATTTAGAAACTACTGCTAAATTAGTAACTAATGTAGTGAGTGTTATACATGTATATAATCAAACTGTAACTACTATTAAATTCTTAATACAAAGATTAAAAAAGTAACACATAGAGAGCATTCTCTCTATGTGTTATCCAAATATTCTACCTGAGTAGAAATTACAAAATATACCTATATCACCATTTTCAGTTTCTACTAAAGTATAGTATTCTATATACTTACCATAGTCTTTCATAACTAAGTTAACAATGGTATTATCTTTTTCTAGTTGTTTAAGTTGACTTCTAGATAAACAATCTCTTCCTAAGTCTAAAGCGACTGTAACTTCTCTACCATTTATTTCTTTTTTAAGAATTAATTCATTAGTACCATTTGGTAACAGAGTAACAACTTTTTTACCACTTTTATCGTATATGGAATCAGTTATATCTATATATTTTCTAGTAGCTTTATTTGTAACTTTATACTCTCTATATTCTTTTATTATATCATAAAGTACTTGCATCTTCTCTAATGCCTGTGTAGCTAATCCTGTAGGTCTTATAGTATATATTAAAGGAACATCTTCTAGATTACATAATGTAGTAGATCTAGTGCAATAAGTATATATTTTATCCTTATAAAGATTAAAATAGTGTACATTATTCCTACTATATAAAACACTTAGATCAAGAGTAGATACTACTGATCTAGTCCTTGTAGCTTTTTGATACGCCTTAATAGTTTCTTCTATAATAACAGGAGGTTCTTTAAGAATTACTAGCCCGAATGTAGCCTCGTGAGTTTTCTTTCCTGGTTCAGCATCAGTTTTATAATCCATAATACTGTAGATTATTTCTGGATTAGAAGATCTCAAATTATTAGTAAAAAATAGCTGTTTAAACTTTAGCATAGGATGCTGGTTATCGTCTATATTCCAATACTTTTTAGCTGGTGATAAAGTAAACCTTTTTTCAATATTTCTATTAGAAGACTCTACTCTTGCTAAATAAGCTAAACGGTCAGCTAGATGATTACCTAGTGAGGTAGAGTGACCTAAAACTTTTACCATCTCTAATGTAGCATTTCTGTCATTTAGTTTATTAATTATATCTTCGCACATATACCAATATTCTTTATTTGTATCAACTCTTTCTTTCCAATCTTTTACAGTATCTTCTTTTATAGTTCTTATAATATGTAATAAATATTTACTATCTGTTTTTACTATATACTTATTTATTTTAACTGTCTCTTCGTATTCTAATAACGAGTAGATAGTTTCTACCAGACCCATTATCTCTCCTATATTATTAGTACCTGCGTTAGGATAGCTATATGATGCATCTATATAATAATCAGGAACTACTGTTTTATAAACATATTTAGAAAGTAATTCATTCTCTAAATAACCTATATTGGATATTACGTACTTAGATGGTTTATCTCCATTTTTTGTATCTAAAGTAGATGTATTATATATATATCCATGTGCTCCGGATCCATAGAATCCAGGATTCGGCATAGCACTTCCATCAGAATAGATAACTGCTACATTTATATTTTCTTTATTTGTTTCATTTTCCATTTTAACTACCTTATATTTATTCTACAAAAACATTTACTTATAAAAAAATATATAAATACTAACTAATCGGTTTTTCTTGATAAAAATAGATAAAAGGATAAACTATGTCTGATTTAAGCAGAACTAATAATAGCATATACACTAATGACGAATTAGAAGTAATGGAAAAAACTAAGAAAATAAGAATAAATGTTATAGACCATATGGTTAAAAATGGGTTACCTAATAAAGTAGGTGAAATAAGAGTTCTAAATGAATTACTTAGTGCCGCTGAAAAGAATGTACAAAACTCAGCTAATAACAGACTTAAATTTCAAGATAATCAAAACAAAGAAGCTGTTATTGAAACTGTCGCAGAAATGTTTAAGAAAATACACACACAAAAAGCTAATAGTTATAATCCTGATAAGATAGTAGACTTAGAAGATGAATATATACCAGTAGATATAGTACCTGGTGAAACAGAGATAAACCCTGGGCAGCTCGAACTAGAACTTTTTACTAATAAGGAAGGTTAAAATGGTTTTTAATTCACAACGTACATTATATAATATAGATTTACATTTATCTATGTTATATAACAAACCATATAATATAATACCTAACACTTCTCTAAATGAAAAATTTGAGATATTACCTAATGAACAACCAGAAGTTGGTACGTATCCTAATTTAAAATATTACTGCATAGGAATAGGAGGTAATGTTACAGTAGACAATACTAGCGGTTATGTATACTCTGAACATACTCCATTAGACGGAGCACTATTCGAACATATACCATTCGTTATGAAGGAAATAGATTCAGATTTATCAGCTTCTGAGAAACTAAAATATAGATTTAGAAGATTAGAAGTACACAATAATAAGACATACGCTTGTTATTATCTAAAAGTTATACCAGACTTTGATTTAAGAGATTATTTCTATAGAATACAAACTAATAATGGTGTCAGTACACTATCTATATTAGATACAAATATAGCAAGTATACTAAACCCTACTCCTAAACCTAGGTCTATTAACTACAATAATATAGAAAATGTAGATTACGTAGCTAAAGTTGCTAAAATGGAATTTTCATTATACAATAATGAAATAGAAGAGTTGAAGAATGTGTTATATATTCTTAATAAAGTAGATAGACAACTTACTGAAATAGGTATATGTACAGGTATTGATACTATATTAGGGGACGCATTAGAAGCTAAATGTGTACAGATAGCTTATCATAACGGAGTTAACCTAGATTTAACTATTTCTTTAAATAGAGACGGTGCTATACTAAAGACTATAGAAATAGGCGGAACTGAACCGTTAACATATTAAAGGACTTAATATGGAAAACACATTTAATATATTAGCTATAGACCCCGGTAATAATCTAGGTGTATCTATTATGACTATTAATGCATTAGATTTTAGTATAGTTAATATTTATTCTAGAACTATAATACTAGATTCTTTAGTTCCTGATATACACTCTGATAAAATGTTATATAAACTAAATGCTTTGAGTTCTATAGTAAGTGACTTAATTTATAATTATTCCCCGTTAGCAGTTGGCATAGAGACTGCCTTTTTAAATAGTAGATTTCCTAAGGCGGTTATGCAATTATCACAATACACAGCAATTATAGAAATGTCTATAAATAGTATAAATAGCTTTATTAAAATATTTAAATATGCTCCGAGATATATTAAAAGTAATGTAGGAGCAGGTGGTAACGCTAATAAAGAAGATATGTTATCTAATATACTAACTATAGGTGAACTTATGGCTCATGTGGATATTAAAAACATGTCAGAACATGAAATAGATGCGATAGCCATAGCTTATACTACCTTAAAAGAAATTAGAAATTACCCTATGATTATGTATGCAGTTTAACAACTGCATACATTTCTTATACTTGACCCATTAATGATCAACGTAAATATAAGGTTTAATTATGTTTAAAAAAATAAAGAAAATATTATTACAAATAGGTTTCTTAAAACTTGATACTTTGGAAAAAAAGATAGATTATTTAATAGATAATTTAGATAAGATTGATTTATATAAAGGTACATATAGAAGTAAATACTGTATGTTTATAGAAAAAGATATCTTAATATATACTAAATCTCTTAGTGAAATAAATAAGTTCGAAATAGACACAAAGTATATCACTGTAAAAAAAATAACAGAAAACAGTTTAAGTAATGTAACATTCTTAAAATGGTGTTCTGACAATAATAGAGTAATAGAAGATAGGGCATTAGTAATTAAGAATTTTTTATTAGAATGTAAAGATTTCATAACTCTTTTTAAGATAGCTAGTTCTTCTATTAATAGTAATATACTATATAGTAATTCTTTAAAAATAAAACCTTATTATTATAATATAGAAATAATAATAGATAATATATTAGAAGACATTGTTATATAATATTTTAAACATATATTATTATTATAGAGGATATTTGGATAATGTCTTCGAATAGTTTAGTATAGTACAAGTTCTTATAGATAATAGAACTTATTTACAGAAAAGGAGCAGCTTATGGCTGAGATTAAAATAACTCAACCTATTTCTAGAAAAGAGTCTGGTGTGTTAGCAGGTTTGTGGCGCAATATCTTAAGAGATAATAACTATTTACCAGCTTTAGATTATCTAGTTAATAGGTATGTAGCTAGAACAGATAAGATGGAAGGACGAGTTTTAAATATGAAACGTAAGACTAAGAGTTCTATCATAAAGAATATAACGGACCCAGAGATGTCGTTTAAAACATTTATAGATCTTTTGTTCAATTTCTTAAGTGTTAAAAGAATAGATATTTCTATAAAACTTACTTTTCCTAACGGAAATGAAACTCTGCATAATATAGCAGTAGATAACTTTAGTATAGAAGGAGATAGTGTTGAGAAACAAAATAACAACAGCGATAAAAAACACAATTAACGAAATGACTGTTGGTATCGATACCGTTAAAAATTTTAGTAACCATTTACAATTACACTCTGTAAGCGGTTTCTTAACTAAGGACAGTATAGATAAGTTGTTCGAATACATATATAAAGAAGAACAAGATGATATATTAGATTTCCTTAGTGTATTACAAATAAACCTTAGTTTAGAAGGTTTTTCAAAAGATAATATTCTAAGTCTACTTAAAACAAATGAAGGTTTACTATCTTCGGATAGTTTAGATAAAACTTTAAAACAAATGTTAGCTCATAGTGAAACATCTAGCAATGATGAATTAGTTGGATTGATGTTTTTGTTAAGACTACATATCAATATCTTAAATAAATATTTAAATAAGGAAGAACAATGAATAATTGTATTTTAAACAATATGAACAAGGTACCTACTGTATCATCTTTACAGAAAGAGGGAATTGATTATATTAATGTAAGTAAACATAGTGAAACAGAATTAGGTAAAAAATTGGCATATGGCTATCCTATTAAAACTAATACTGTATTCGGAAAAATAGGTACTATTAGAAGTCTTATGGAGTTTATTTCTACTCCTAATTATCCAACCGAATTACTTAGTAAACAAAAGTTAGAACCTAGAGAAATCAGAAGAATCCCTAGTAAAAGAATATCTGTTCCTAACTATTGGGCTATAGTAGCTTATGTTATTTGCGAAAGAATTGATCAAGATGACGAGTTAAAAGAACTTATTAAAAATAATAAGTTAACATACACTTCTTTTAATAAGAAAAGAAATGATACTCTTTTTGATAAAGAAGTTGTTATAAGTATGCCTAACCATAAAATGGGTAGATATCTTTCTATCATTAGACATATTGATATTATGCTTAAAGAAGATAAGTTTACTAAAGAAAATATTAAAGAGTTTATTACTGCATGTAAAGATAAACCTGAGCAAGATATTTTCGAAGGAATTGCTGTTTCTATCACTATTAATGATAAGGTTAAACCAGCAAAAGAAGAATAAGTTAGTTACGGTATATGCCGTAACTAACTATTAATATGCCGCTCTTTTCATACTTATTACAGGGTCCTGTAATGTAGTAGGATTATTTATAGCTTTGTTATTTTTTTCTTTATTAGCAAATTCATTTGTTAATTTAGTTGTATCTATTTCTCTACCTAAAGATGTAGCTTCTAATATTTTATCTAATGTATTAGCCATACGAATTTGTATTTCAAGAGATCTACTAAGTGTATCTGACATACCAGACAATAATTTATTACTATCACTAGCTATATCTATTTTAGTATTTTCTTTAACTGCTGTAGTAACTACATCGTTTGTGCTATTTATATTACTAATACCTTTACTTAAAGTAGGTTTATCTATAGTAGAATTTTCTACATTATTTTGTTTAGCATTATTAGCAGATATATCTGTTTTAACATATTCTATATTATTAACACTGTTCTTAGTCACAATGTTATTAGATAGTTTGTTAGTTAATGTTTCGCTATTACTAGATGCAGTTTCTTTATTATCTACGTTATTAGTACCAGTTGTATCTTTTGATAATAAACTAAGTACCATAGCTTCTTCTTTATAAGCTCTGTTAAGGGTGCCTTGTCTAACAGCTAGTGAAGAGTTTCTAAATAAACTATCGTTATTATCTTTTTTATAATCGTATATACTCTTTATAACAGCAGCATCATCAGCTGTTTTAGGATTCACATTATTTTGCTTTAATGCTTTAGGTATTAAACTAGATCCAGGTCCAAATTGAACACCTACAGAATAGACAGCGCTTTTTAAAGCATCTGATCGCTGTTCTACGTTCAAACCTTCTTTCTTAAGTTTGTTAACTTGCGGTACATAATGAGTATTGGTTATGAATGCTTCTTGGTCTTCAGCGAATCCTTTTGGATCTCTATTGTATATTTCTTTCCATTTTGCATTAAACGGAGGAGTGCCTGGTACCAACCCTTCAAATTCTGCTTTATACTTACTACCAGCAAGATATTTTCGCAGTGTTCCGGTTTTAGAAGCTAGTTGATATGTTCCGTATGATACTCCTCCGAAATCACCTCTTCCGCTAGAAATAGTTCCTGCTCCGGATTTACCAGATTCAAAATAAGCAGCTACACTACCTATTCCTTTAGAAACAAAATCTTTAGCTACTTCCCATCCTTTACCTACGTATGTTTTTACTTTACTAATAGCATTAGATGCATAACCTGATACTTTATCTTTCGTAGCATAAAGTCTATCTATATAACTACTATTATTCTTTTGTCTACTATATTCTTTATTATTAGCTGGTTGTTGACTAGACTGGTTATAAGTTATGTTATTAGAAGGAACATTGCCTACTGCTGATAAAACGGAAGAATTACTATCAACATTACTTTTTACATTGACTATGTCTTCGTCTGGTTTAACAATATTACCATCTTCGTCTATTACTGCTTCATCGCTAAATAAGTCAAACCCTAATATCTGTTTAGAAACAGCTGATTTAAAATCAGTACCATTAGTAATCATGTCTTTAGCTATCATAGTTGCATCGTATGCTAATAATGCAGCTCCAGCTATAGGCACAGCTCTTGCTGCTAGTTTACCAGCTAATTTAGCTAATATCACTTTCCCTGATTTAGGACCTAGTTTCTTAATTATCTTTTCTTTAAAGTTATTTAAGATAGACATTATTTTACCAGCTTTTGGTTTAGCTCTCTCCAAAGCCTCTGTGGCTACAGTAGTAGGTTTAACTTTATTAATTACATTACTAGCTGCTGTAGCAGCTGTACTTGTAGCGCTAGCAACTGTCTTAGCGGCACCGACACCAGCCTTTGTTGCTCCTACTACTGCTTTACCGCCTTTATATATCATTTTGGCTGGTTTATACGCCAATGCACCCGCTACCCCGTAAGCAGTTAATTCTCCTGCGCCAACAGCTTTCTCTTTAGTAGATCTTTCAGTACCCTCTACAGGATTACCATTCTCATCCACTGTTTGTTTTTTGTTAACCGAACCATTCTTAGTTTCTTCTGGTAACATCCAATCGGGTATTATCTTCTTAATAAAACCCCATACTCCGGACGCCATATTACCAATACCTTCCCCTATCTTTATACCAATATTAGCAATCGTTTTTACTATAGGACTAACAGCATCATAAATCTTCATAATGCCACTACCTATACTGACAGCTACATCTTTTATAGCCACAAACCCTTTTTTCATACCACTTAGAAAATCCTTTACATCTTCCATAGATATGTTCATAGCTTTTAGAAATGCTGATATACCTAATAAACCAGCAGTAATAGAAATACCTTTATTATCTTTAATAAATCCAGTTACTTTATCTTTAAGTCCTTTATTTTTATTAAGATCTTTATCTTTGCTAAATATATTAAGCCTATCCATCCAACTACCATCTCTTTTACCGCTACCGTCTTTATCAAAAGGGTCTTTAGAAACCGCTTTATCTTTTTTAGATAAAACTGTCAATACTTTACCTATTGCTGTAAAAGGAGCTTTTAAAGTAGTAGCTAATACACTTGGTACTGATTTAATAATTTCTTTATCAACACCTCTAGTTTTAGAAAGTGTTTGTTTAGTAAGATTATCTTCTCCTATGTTAAATACATCTTTAAGAACACCTCCTGTTTTAGAGGCAATAGTTCCAGTTGCTTTACCGCCAAGTCCTATTAAACTACCAGTTAATTTAACACCTTTGCCTATTACGGAAGGTATAGCTTTAAACATCTTTTTGTCTAGTTCTCTAGTTTTCTTAAAGAATCTTCTTATTAACGAACCTTTATCTTCTATTTGGTATCCCATAGATTGTATCCAAGTTTTAAAATCCTGAATGGCTCCTGATTTATACTCTTCAGAATTAAAGAACTCTTCTTTTAATTCTTCTAATGGTCTAGGTTTCTTAAAGAAATCTAACATATCATTAAGTGCTTCTTTAGACTTTTCTCTAACTATACCTAATGCTTTTTCTTTATAATCGTTAACATTTAAAAATATAGAATCTTTATCTGGTATTTTATAACCTAAACTATTTATATACTGACTAAAGTCAGTTATAGCACCTGATTTAAATTCAAGTGAATTAAAGAATTCATATCTAAGTGTTTTCATTTCTTCTAAAGTAGGTATCTTATATTCTTTAAGTTTATCACTTGTTCTGTCAGCCATTTCTTTTACAAATAATATTGCTTTATCTTTATTTACTGTAGCACGTTTATTTACTGTAGCACGTTCCTTAAAGTCTTTTACTAGTTTATCTTTATTAGAAAATAATTCTTCTACTTTCTCTTGTATATTATTAACTTTACTCTTAGATCTTTTAATATATTTATCTGGTATTTTACCAGATACTAAGTTAAGTTTGTTTATAATATAAGGAACTACTGGATTATTTAAATCTTTATTGTTAATAACAAATTCTTCTGCGTGTGTAGAACCGACTAATTCATTACCATTATTATCGGTAGGTCTTTTTCTATTTTTACTACCTGTAAAACCACCTGTATAAAAAGGCTTATAATTATCTTTAAAGTTTTTGAAAGTTTTAACAATTTCATCTTTTTTAGATAATATAGTAGGTTTAAGAGGTTTTAATTTATCTTTAGTTTTCTTAACTAACTTATCTTTTTCATATTTAACGTCATCGTACGTATTTATACTATCTTTTTTAGTTTTACTAGTTTATCTTTTACAGATAATGTCTTCTTACTATCAAGATCTTCTTTTTCTTTAGCTCTGTATTCTATTTCGTGTTCTAGATCTTTATTATCTATTTTATCGTAAGCATTTAGTACTAAATCTCTATTCCCTTCTACATTAAAGAAATGTTGTTTAGTTCTCTCATCTTGTGTAACTAAGTTCATATCTTTAGCTATATCTACTAAGCCGGATTTATGTAAATCAGTTAGTTTTTTATTTAAATTAGGTAAAGATCTTTTTATACTAGACATACTATATGAAAGATTATCCATTAAACTATAATCAGATTTAGCAGCTTCTAATAACTCATTACTAGCTTCTTTTACTTTATCTTTGATTTTAGGATCTAATGTTTCTAAGAATTTATTATTTACTAAAGTACTAGGATTAACAGTACTACCTGGTTGTAACATATAGTTTATTAAACTACTAGATATCTGTTTTTCTTCTTCTTTAGATACTTTTAAACCATTGTCTTTAAGAAGTTTTATAACATTACTAACATGGGTTGTAGTATTTCTATTTATAGTATTAGATAATTCAGTTGTTATCTTTTCTTTATACTCTTTTTTAGTTCTAAAAGTATCTGTTTCT